TTCTATCTTTTTTAGTGCTGTCTTTTTTAGTGCCATCTTTTTTGCCGTTCTTTTTTCCTCCCTTGTTTCCTCCCAAACCTGTGTCACCTTTTCCACTAGGATTGGCCCCGACACCACCAACCCCCATGCCAAAACCACCACCTGTTGCACCAGCGTCCATACCGCCGCCTCGAAAACCAACTCTTCTTCTTAATGGGTCCATAATTAAATGCCTTTGTTAAACGTGTCCTGTATGTTTTTAGTTATCTTCTCTGCTTTGTCTAAAACTTTTTGTTGAGACTCTCGTTCTAGTTTTTCTATGGCAATCGCAGATCTAAGAGCAACAGCGTCTTTTTGTTGTTTTATTTTTGCTGCGTCTGTCTTTTCTTTGTTTTCCATTTTTTCTTTTTCAACAGAAAGTTTAGCTTGCGCTTCTTTTAAATCTTGCTGTGTTTCTTGAGCTTTGATTTGCAGCTCTTGTTCTTTTAATTTAACTAACGGGTCTTCTTGTGTTGCTGAAGACAGGTCGTCTATGTCTTCCATAAATTCTGTAATCAGTTCTGCCTGTCTTTGTGCCACTCTCGTTTGCATGTCTAACATCATTTGTTGCATGGCTTGCTGTTGTTGTGGAGACATTGGTTGTCCTTGTTGTGCCAATTGCATCTGTTGCATTTGTGGCGCCATTTGCTGTTGTATTTCCTCTGATGCTTTTAGTGAAATGTGCTGCATAATGTGCGCTTGTGTATTTGCAAAGATTTGTGGATTAGATTTTATAACCAAACTTCCAAGCAACGCTATGTGAGCTACGATGTGTGCATCGTGGTCTTGACCAGGGAAAGCTTGCGCTGTCATGCCTGCCGTCAACTCTGCGTTTTCTAGTGCAGGATCTTTTGGTTGTGGCTGCGGTGGTGGAGGCATAAGCGCCTCGATATTTTGAACACCCATGGCCTCATACATTCTGCGATAAGCTTCGTATATGTTGTGCATTTGTGGTGCCGCTTGTGCTAGCTGTAATTGTTGCTGTGCTAGTGTTACACGTTGTGTCACTGAAAAAATGTTTGGATCAGACACAGGGATAATATCAACACGTTCATCAAAGTCTTGTGCTTTGACTGCTTGATTGCCACCTACAACTTGATATGGATAAACAGGGGGCAACGTGTCTGCAAAAAGTTTTGCAAGCAATTTAAATTCTTTTCCTTGTGCCGCGTGCATTCTTTTGTGTATGGCTGACATCACCTTCATACCCCGTTCAAGCAACGCCATTGTTGTACCCACAGGATTAACTTCATTGCCTTCACCAAGTTTCATATCAGCTACAGCTGCAAAAGATTTACCGCTTTCTATAACAAAACCTAGTAATTGAAAAAGCGTGCCTGATGGTTCTTTGTACGGTAGTGGAACTAAAGAGCTGCTGATCTCTCCAGCAGGGGCGTCTACATCTCTAAACTCTCCAGGGACTAGTGGCTGATCGTCATCCCGTATGCGTAGCCCACGTGCCTTAAATCCGGAAGGGAGATTGGCGAGTGTGCCAGCGTCGATGAGTTGACGTAGTATGGAGGTTGCAGACTTTGATAAACCACCCAACATGTGAATAAGACCAAAGCCATAAAAGCCAAGGCCGGGAAGAAACTTGTAATGTACGAAATATTGTTTTTTAATTTTAAATGAATCTTGTTCTTCATAGTTTCTTCTAATAGATAAAATTTTTGAGGAGTTCTCATCTATACTTACGATGTAAGGTAAACTTATTCCAGAACTTTCGCCTGCCTCGTTGGCATCCTCGTAACCTGGCAAGTCAAGGTCAACATGCATTTCTAAAATTGTGTGAATGTTGTCTTTTGTGTAAACTCTTTTTGCCCCATCTAACTCATCAATCTTGTCTTGCACTTCGTCACTTTCGTTGTCGTAAACTTCAGCTAGCTCCATGTCTCGATAAAAACCAGACGCTTGATATTTTCTAACATCGTTTGCTGGCATTTTTATGACGTGAGTGATTCGCATACACGTTGTCAAATCTGTAGAGTCATAAGGTACCACAAGATCCTCTGACGAAACAAACTTAGAAACAGGCCTGCCTAATTTGTCATCAAAATAAATTTTACGAAACGCCGAGCCGGAAAGGGGAAGATGAAAAAGCATCTGATCCAACTCGGGTTCGTATTCCTCCATAACATGAGTAAGTTGATAATTCATAAATTGTTTAACTCTCTTTGACTGCGCCTCTGTTTGAGGATTAGGCGCACCCATAATTTGTGTTTTTACAGGGCCGCCTGCGGGAAACAACTCTTTGTAAGACTGTGCTTGAAACTGTGTTACAGACTCTGCAAGCAATGGATGAGACACACCAGACGCACCAGGGAAAGGTTCTGTTCTGTCCTCTGATTTAAGTCCCATTAAACTAAGACCCTCAGCGTAAGTGGAAGACCAATCTGATCGTGCTTCTTTGTCTCCTTCATATGCTTCTAATAACTCATCAGCAATCATAGCTAATTCCCCGTCTGACATGGTTTCTGCTAAATTAGAAAAGTGACCTTGTGGTGCTTGCATTTGTGCACCAAACGAAATAGTGGCACCACCATCGTCGTCTAACTGTGGATCGCCGTCAATTAAATCTATTTGCTCTGGTGAAAATTTTTCTGCCTCCAAATCAAATTTCATTTGCTCTGTTAGAGGCATGTTTTTATCAATCGCCATAACTGCTCCTGTTTAACATTTCTTTATACTCTGGAAAGAAAAAGGTGTCATCATAATATTGTTTTCGATTAATCTTTAAATATCTCCCATAATTTTATCGAGGAATCCTTATAATACTGTTCTGAAGGCATGCCGTCTACCTTTTTTCCTGACTGGCTATCTACAAAAGACCAAGGGTCGTTCTCTGTTAAAATATACTCATGATTTATGGTAAGCTCATCCCCTTTTTTAATATGTTTTCTAGCAAAACATATTCCCAAATAATACAACATGGAGGGGTCAAATGAGTGATTTATATAACCGTCCTCTCTCACTTCGTAGCCGTAAACAAATAGGTCGTCCAGCCAACGACAACAGGTCATTTGAAAAACGCGATCATGTGCTTTTAAAATACGGTTTTCAAGATACTCTTTTAAATTTTTTGTCCCATGATCAACGTCTGGGCACCACAAAGCTATCACACTACCTTTTGGTATGTCTTCTCCAGCAAACAATCCATACCCTTCAATATCAGACTTTTTGATGTCTGTTTTGAATCTCATCATTTATTTTCTTTCTCATCATTTCTATGTGCGGCTCCCAGTCTTTTTGAGATCCCGTCAAGTAGTCACCAAACTCAATGCCTTGCACCCAAATTCTATTGCCAGTCGTTTCAAAACAATACACAGGTTCAATTCTATCTGTAATAACCCCGTGTTGACTGTGTTGAACTTCAACCATTTGATTATCTTCTAATACGAGGTGTGTTCCAGAAACATACACTCCTCGGTAATTGTATATCTGTGTAGGTTCAAATTCTAACTTAGCGATCACTCGGCCGCCTTTCGTTTCATCGCCAACACGGACATTTGTGATTTCTGTTGATGAGCCGTCTGCCATGTCAATTGGTGTGCCTTCAATAAAGCATCCACCACCGCCGCCGTGACCTTTATTGTGAACAAGATAGCCATCAGCATAATAGGTTCTGTCTCCGTTTAATATAAAATTATAAACTGTGTCTTCAGCGTTGCCATCATGAGCTTCAATATTGTCTACTTTAATTTTATCCTTCCCAGTGATAATCACATCACCCACGCTTAATTTTTCAACAGGCATGTCTGTTTCTTTTGCTGTCTCCTCTGGATCAATGGCTTTCCAACCATCAGGAGTTTTAAACGGATGTTCGGACGTAACGAAAGGATCACCGTTGTTAATTGAATAAAGTTTACGATTACCAAGTTTTGGTTTGTCATAGTCAGTGACCATATTTACACCGTTTTCTCCTTGTAGTTTATCCCCTATTGATACTTTTTCTATTTTTTTCAACGTGCCATCTTCCATAGTCACAAGTGTGCCAGCAACAAAACAACTGCCACCCCTTCGTTCACGTCGTGGTGGTTGCGGTATGTATCTTATAATTTCTTTTGGTTTAGCTGCTTTTGCCGCTTCAAGTTCTGCTTTTAGTTTTGCAATGGCGTCTGCTTGTTCTTTAGCTTTCGCCGCTGCGTCTGCTGCGGCAGTGGATGCGGCAGCCGCTGCTGCTTCTCTTGTTTTTTGTGCTTCGGCCATCGCAAGAGTTTTTGCATCGATTTGCCCTTGAAAGGTAGATGACAAATCTTTCTTCTGCGCGGCAAGTCTGTCGTCAAGTTCTTGTTGAGTTAGTGTTCCTGTGTCTTTACCAAAAATATCTTGTAACATTGGAAATGCTGATGCGCCTGTAAATTGTAGTGCATCTAAATTTCTTCTGCCAAAATCAGCTGAAGGCCCATACCCATAATTATATGGATTAGCTAAATTCATTGGGCTGCCCGCTTGTTGAGTCATGGCTTTAAGATCAGGTCTTGGTGGTAACAAACTTTGTAAACCAAGCGCATCTAAGTCTGGAGTGGCACTTGGTGTCTGTCCTGCTTGTAAAGATTGCAACCCAAGAATAGATGCAACAGTCGGCAGACCTCCTGTTTGTAATCCTACACGGCCGCCTTCTCTTAAACCCACCATTGGTCCTATAGCGTTTAAAATACCATCAGAAGCTGCAAAATTACTTAGAGCGTCCAACAATTGCAACTTCACATAATTGCTTGTGCCCTCTCCGCCCAAAGCTTCAAATAGTTGGTCTGAAACACGGCCACCATTTGCCATTTCAATATCAAACTCTTTAAATAAATCAGATCGTATTTGATCTGCTAAATCATCATCTCCCATTTCTAGTGCGTCACGTAGTTGTTGTATGAGTTGCGAGGCTCTGTTGTCAGACATTTTCATTTTGATTTTTTTGCCCCTTTGATTTTACCTTTATTTATTGACGCGTAAAAGACCGCCGCACCCTTCTTCTTCCCGTATTGTTTTGCCATAGCTTTTTTAATCTTTGTGCCTTTTTTTGTCAGGGGCATCGTATCCTCCTAGTTCTCTCCAAAATTCATCAAGGGCAT